GCCATTGCGTTCCGTCAAGAGCGTGTAACCCCCGACATATTCAACCGACCCGAAGTCCGAGAACGCGCCCGCTGTCGGGCTTGTGAGTGTCGCCCCATCCCATAGGCGGTATTGACCGCCTGAACAGATCGTCACATCTCCAGAGTTGCCGCTGATCGTCGTATTTACATCATCCGCCACGGCATAAATAATTGAAACGCCGCCCGCCGCGTCGATCTGCGCAATCATGCCGCCAAAGATCGCAAAAAGCCTGTCCGCGCTGGTGTTATCCAGATCCGGGACAACCTCCAGCGCGCGGATAAACACCGCGTCTGTATTGGCAAATGGCATTGCCCCGAGAACCGACCGCAGCGAAAATTGCGCCCTCGCGCCTTGCGGCAGCGGCTCCGGGTAGAAATTCACAAGCCGCTCAGTCGTCGCGGCCCGATTGTCACTGTCCCTGTTGGATTGCGTGACGAACTCGATCGCTGGCATGTCAGGTCACGCTGGACGTTGCGTTGCGGCCCTCAAGCCTGCTGGGAACGCGAATGATTGCGCTGTTGATGGTCGATTCCTCGATGACCATGTAAGCCGCCTGCAAGGCCCGAAAGAACATGTCTGCATCAGGCGCTGGCACAAGGAAATCAGGCGAAAGCCGCGATGCAAGCTGATAAACCGTGCCCTCCTCGAACCGTGCCGCGAGCGGCAACGTATCCGTTGCCGCAAGCGCAGTATGTTCGGTATCAACCCCGAACAGCTCCCATCCGAAAATCATCGAATTGAGCGTCTCAATCCCATGTTCCAGCATATCGCCGGTGATTGCCTCATCCTCGGCTTTCAGCGCAATCTTTCGATAGGCGCGCTCCACAATGTCACGGGCTGTTGCCATTGGATTACCTCACGAAAAGAAAGGGCGGGCCGTTAAGCCCGCCCCGTTGTCATCAACCCCAGAGGCGAACCGCCAAATCGGGGTAAATCGCTTTGACACCATAGAGGATATCAAGACGGATGATATCCACATCTTCTGCGATGTCGTAGTCCTTGACCACGCGAACCGACAGACCGTTGTGGCTTTCGCGCGCCTTGAACGCTGCACCATCCGGCATTTCCAGAGGGACAGTAACAAGCGCAAAGGCGTTCTTGTGAAAGCCAAGGTTTTGCGGGTAAGCCGTCGAGGCAGTGCCCAGAACGGTGATCGCCGCATTGTCTGCCGGTGCTGCGCTCACGGTCTGGAAAGGCCCAGAGGTGATGATCGCAGGCGAGATCGTCAGAGTTGCAGGGCCAGTCATAGCGCCGGAGTTGGCGTCCGCAATGACCGTGAACTGCTGGAGATACCGCATCACAGTCTTGCCAGTCGTGCCTTCGCCCGGAACCGGGTTGACCGCGTATACACCGGCAATGGTGATGATATCACCGGCTTTCACGATGCCCGTCACCGAGTTGGTCCAGCCGTCCGTCACCAGCATCTGCGTGTTCGCGCCGGTGGCGTTTGCATAGGTCACGTTCTGGTTGGCACCGTTAACCAGCGGAGTGCCGGTCTTGATGCCTACCGTGTGGTTTTGCACGTTTTGCGATGAGAATGTCGAGAACATGGCAATTTCGCCAAGCCGTGCCTTTTCATACGCGCTGGTGCCCTTGGTGCCGACCGAATCCAGAGTCAACTGATTGCCAGCAACGGCATAACGTGCCGCAGGTGTCAGCATCATGGATCGCATGTCGGAACCGACCGCCATCTCATCCAGCCGTTGCGCAGCCGATGCCACAGCCGCGAAGTCTGCGGGCGTGGTGCCGGGAGTGCCAACCGAATTCCACACCTTGGAATACAGGCCGTAAAGGCTGCTGTCCACGGTGTTTGCGAGGGTGATCATCGCCGGTTTGATATACCGCTCCGAGTATTCCTCGACCGACAGGGTAAGATCCTGCGTTGCGAATTCCCACGACACGTGCTTGCGCTGGTCAATCGTGATCGAGGTGGATTTTTCTTCCACATCTTGATTGACGCGGGACGCGCCGTCTGCCGTGTAGAATTTCACCGGCTTGCGGATCGACACTGTGTCGCCCACCCCGCCGGTGAATTCCTTGCGGTATTCACGGTGAACCTGGCTTGCCATCACCAGGTTGTTCTCCAGTTGCATGAGCGCCTCCTTGGCGATCAGGCTTGGAGTAATGAGTGCGTTAGCCATCTCTTAGGCTCCTTGGTTTACCCCTGTGAGGCGCGCCATTTCTTGTATTCGGCCATGCTCATTTTCGCCGGATCTTTGGTGGCCGAAGCCGTTCCTTTGACCGGGGAAATAGGTTCAGGGGCGGTTGAGGTTGTTCGGGGCTTGGGCGCGCTGATCTGTGCCTCGATGCGTCCTATGGCGCGCGCGGCCTCGATAGGTGACATGGCGGAAATTTCCGCCGCAAGAGCCTTATTGCTGGCAATGTGATACGCCACATCCGCGCCAACGTCAGACTGCATCACGATTTCCACCACCGCATCGGTGATCGGAACATCGGGCGCGGTTACTACCGCGTCGTAGTCTGTATATCTGGTGCGGGCATTGGCGACTTGCGCCGCAAAATTCTCTTGCACAATCCGTTTTTCGGTCTGGTCGATCAGCTGTAGCTTTCGCTTGGCTTCCTCGACCTCGGACCCCACGGCCTCAGCCTGACGGCTGCGATCCTCTTGCGAATAGCGCCAGACAGCTTTCGCCGCGACGTAATCGCTATAATCATCGAAGTCTTTCTCTTGCGGCGGGGCCGATGATTCCCCAGCCTTGGTGATGCGTTCCTGACGGGCTTTCGCCGCATCCAGTTCGCGCCGCGCCTGCGCTGCATCCTCGCGCAACCGCTTCTTGTATTCGCGATCCTTCTTGCGCTTTTCGCGGTCAGAAAGCGGCTTTTCGCTATCATCTTCCGCGCTGTCGCCTTCTTCCTGCCCTTCCAGACTGTCGGCTTCCTGCGCATCTACCTTTTCAGGCTCCTCGCGCACGACTTCCGACCCGTCGCCAGCCTCCTCGGCTGCGCTGGTTTCGTCGCTCATTTTTTCCCTTTCAGGTGGTTAAAGGCCGTTGACGCTCGGCCCGGCGATGCCCCTTTCGGGGATTGCTGAGATAACTTCCATCAGATACTTGACCTTGCGCACAGAGGCATCAAATCGCACCTCGACCAAGTTGATTAGAAGGCAACTGACCCTGCAACACCTGCGCAACCGCCTGTTGAATCACGCTGTTTAGCATTCCAGACTTGATTGCCAGTTCCAGTTGCAGGGAAGCCGATTCCAATTCCGTCTTGCGGGCGTCCGCTTCATCCTGCGCCGCGCTCGCCATGTCGCCGCGAATTTCCGCTTGCGCCTTGGCTTGCGCCATCTTTTGAAGTTGCGCCGCTTGCTGTTGCTCGATCTGCGCCGCCTGATCGCGCGCTTCGATTTCCTCGGGCGTCATGTTCTCTTCGGACAGCATTCCCGTTGGCAGGGTTTTACGCAGACGCTCGGCAAACTTGTCGGCATCCGGCCAATCCTGCGCCAAGGCGATCAGATCTGACGTGACAGCCGCCGCTTGCGGGACAGCGCGGATGAATTGCATCATGCCATCGGCTGCCGCTTCGCGTTTCGTCTCGTAACTCGGGCCGACGCTGATCTTCACGTCATAGCGGCCTTTGGTCAGATCATTGACGCTCACGACCCCATTCTGCGATTGCAGGACCGTGTTGATTGCAACCATTTTCTCTTGATCGCTTTCGTTCAGGATTTGAACAACGCGCTGCGTGTCGTAAACCTTCGGAATCATGTCCACCAGCACCTTGCCGGTCTGCAAGATCGCCTTGACCATGTTATCGGCATAAACACTCGTGCCGTTCTGCGCCTCCATCTGGCGGCGCTGAATGGCAATCCCGCTTGTTTCGTTGCTCTGATTACCCAAAGAGGCGTCGAAAATGCCGGTTGTGGCCTTCATATCCTCCGCGGCAATGGCGATCTCTTGCAAGAGACCAGACGATGCCACCGGAGGCGATGCACGTTGCGGTGCGCCTGCCTTTTCGTCCGGGTTATAGGGGAGATAAGGCCGGTTCTTGCTGTTGGCCTCATTCCAGAATGTTTCCAGCCCTGCAACCTGCTTTGTCGTGACCAGATACGGGGCCTTCGGTTGCAGTGAAATCAGTTCAGCATGGGCCGACCGCCCGTAATTGTAAAGCTGCTGCGCATCACGGGCGAACCTGATCACGCTGCTGCGATAGGTCTCCTCCCCGAGGTGCCATTCCTCGCCGGTGACAGTAAAGACCGGGATCCAGCGCGCCGGGATATCAAGCGGACCTTCCAGAACTTCAGCGCCGGTGATCTTGGCCCACTTGACCTGCGGCACATCGACCTTGCGTGTGCGCACTACATTCATGGGGGCAACCGGATCGCGCACAATCTGCCCGTCCGGCAACTGCCCAATCGTGTGCGTTTTCTTCTCGATCCAGAAATATTCCGCAACGGATACAGTATCACCCGTGAACCATGTGCGCGAATATTCGCTGTTGTTCGGCTTGTGTTCGGTCGAAAAATCCTCTGTGCGCGCGTTCGGGAACTGCGCCTGAAACGCCTTGAGCGGGATATCCTCGACGATAAAGCGCCATTGCGCGTCCATGCGCGTCGGATGCTTTGCGTAAGGATCGGTGAACACAGAAAACGGGTTGTAGACCCGCTCTATCACGATCTCCTGGTCGAATGTGTCGCCTTCGGCAAATTGCGTCCTGACCCGCCAATGACCAATCCCGCAAGCCGCAGCACTTTCCGCCGCCTGTTCATAGATGCTAGCCGCGTCCGCTTCATTCTCGATGTGACGGATCAACCCGCCGATGACCTCGGCCACGTCCTTGTCAGCTTCATCGTCGGACGCGACGACTTGAATGCCGGGATTGAGATTGCGGATTTGGCCCGCTACCTGACGGACAAATGACGGCAGGCGGTTCAGCGTCAAACACGGCTTGCCCTGCGATGTGCGTTCAGTCTCGACGCTCTCGGGCCATTGGTTGCCAATGAGCATCTGCAAATCGCCCTCGGCTCGCTCGCAGTTGTCATAATCAGCCGTGACGGCCTCATTCATGCGCTCATGCGCAAGCCGGAGAAGTTCGTCTTTATCCATTACGCCCCCAGCCATCCACCTGATGCGCCGATCTTGAACCGGCTCACGTCCACAACCGGATTGACCATGTCAGGAAATAGTCCCGTCATGAGCCAGACCAACGCGTCAAGTCTGTCAGGACTGCCGGTGCCTTCAAAGCCGTGAACCGTCATTTGCGTCATTTGGTTTTCCAATTCTGCAAATGATCCGACATGCCGGATGCGGCCCTGCTCATACAAAGCCGCGATAGGCTCGGCCCTGACGTGCTTCCCACGCGTGGCCCGAACCTCGATCACGTTTACATTCGGCCTCACGCTGCGCAGCGTTTGCGCCACCATATCGCCGCCCTGATTGACCTCGACCACAATACCATCCGCGCCGTATTTGTCGGCAAGAGATACCGCCCGCCGCGCCCAATCCAGAGGCGAGCCGCGCAAGCTGCCATCATGCAGCACAATGCCTTCCTGTCCGCGCAGGCCCCCAACTATAATGCCGTGCTCGTCGCTGTCCTCTGTCGCCGTGACAGCCGGATCAACCGACACAAGGATGCGGCCCATATCCTCGGGCGCATCGCGCAAGCGGTATGTGTCAAGCTGCGACATTGACCAAAGAGCGCCGGGCAGATCGCCCAGGATTTCCGCCTCAAGTTCTTGCCGCCCAAGCCGTGTGCCTTCATAACGGCGCTTGATCTTT